TACAACCATTACTTGTAATGTTGGATCAACTGGAAACCTCAATAGTGTTACTAGAACAGCATCATCGAATCCATTCTTCCAAGTAGAAGTTGCTACTACAACATTTGATGGATCTGATACAACATTTACTGCTCAGGTAGGCGGTAGTACACAAGTACTACCCGCACAGGATAACTTCTTGATATTCTTGAATAGTACCCTTCAGGTTAAGGGTAGCACTGCTGCATACACATATACAGGTAGTACATTAACATTTACAGAAGCACCTCTATCAGGTATGGACTTCTATGGGTTCTACTTTGGTAAGTTGGAACTTATTGATGAACTTGCACCATTCTTTGATAATAGTAAGAAGAACTTTACTATGAAGAGAGATAATGAACCAATCTCTTTAGAATCTGATAACTCATCTGTTATTGCATCTAATAACTTGTTGATCTTCTTAAATGGTGTATTCCAAGAACCTCAAACAGCATATAACTTGAGAGGATCTATCATTGAATTTAGTGAACCACCAAGGGCAGGTTCTGAATGTACTGCGTTTATATTCACAGGATCTGCTGATGACGTTTTAGTCAGCAATACATACAACTCTGTTGATCCTGGCGATAGACTTCAAGTTGTGAGTGAGGGTCAAGATAGATTGATTGCTACAGTTTCTAGTTCTACTTCTCTTGACAGTTATGAATATACTGGTCTAAGACCTGTTGTTGCTGAGTTTGAAGCTGTAATTACAAGTGGTAGAGTAACTCAAGTTAATATAACTAATCCTGGTTCTAACTATGAAAATGCTCCTATCTTATTATTCCAAGGTGGTGGAGGAGAAGGTGCATTTGCAGAAACAGTTATTGAAGAAGGTAGCGGTAAAGTTATCTCTATAATCAATCTACAGGGAGGTAATAATTTTGTAGCTACTCCAACTGTTATACCAGTACACCCATTGGATCTAGAAAGAAAGCAAAGAAATAGAATTATCTCTGATTCTAATATTCTTGCTAACGCATATCTAACGAATGCAATGACAACATCTAGTACTACTATAAATCTAACTAAGGTGTGGTATGATGTTTCTCAAAAATATGGGTTCCCAGATGAAGGTGAAGTTCTTATACCATTCTATAATACATCAGAAAGTCATTGGAGTGCGGAGAGAATTCTCTATGGTGCAAAGAGTGTAGGAACACCTGGTACACTTACTGTTGCTACAAATGGTAGAGGAGCTCTGGGAACTACTCCTCATGCACATACTCCACTTGCAGGAACTTGGACTTCATCAGGAACCGCATGTACTGTGACCACAGCAGGTTCACATTATTTGATAACAAATATGTACCAGTATTTGACTTTTACTAGTGGTGCTACGAATCATTCTATTGATGGTTCTTACAAAATTACTAGAACTGGTAACTCAACATTTAATGTTGAACTACCTTACTCATTCTCAGGAAGCGGAAACGTAAGTCTTCTCCCAGAAGTTCGTCTGAGATCGTTATAAATAACCAATAAAGCTTATAGGTAATGGCATTAGTCACTGATAAATTTAGAATATACGCGGCTGAGAGCTTCAGGGACACTCTGCAAAGCTCTAATAAGGTGTATATGTTCGTCGGTAGGGCGAAAACATGGGGGTCATCAGACATCCCACCAACAGGCGAGCCTATTGATAGTTTTGAGTATGCAAGATCAACATTCCAAGATTCTGTTGCCTTTAAGCGTGTTGATATTTCTGATACTGCATTAGTAGTTCCTAGAGTTGACTGGGTAGATCCTACCAAGACAACTGGTGGAGTCGGTCGTACATATTCAATGTACAAACCAGATTATTCACCAACTAAGACTACTGCAAATGGTGCATCTAGATTATATGATAGTAACTTCTATGTTATGAACTCAGACTTCAATGTCTACAAGTGTCTTTATAATGGAGAAGATCCAGATTATCCAAGAGGTAGACCTTCATTGGTTGAACCAACTGGTACATCAACAACTATCATTGAAACATCAGATAGTCCTGGCGTATATTCTTATCGTTGGAAATATCTCTATACTATTGACGCTGACAACATTCTAAAATTTGTTACTTCAGAATTTATTCCTGTATTATCAAATAGTTTAGTTACATCTGCTGCTAACCCAGGTTCGATTGACACTGTTGTTATTGAGAACCAAGGTGCAGGTTATAACAACGGTACATATACCAATGTTCCCATTCGTGGTGACTGGGCAATTAATGGTGGTACACAAGCACTTTGTACTGTATCTGTTGTCTCTGGTGCTATATCTTCAGTTACTGTAACTCAAGCAGGTTCTGGATATAGTTTCGCTTCTATTGATGTTGCACTCATTACTAATATCGGTAATGGTACTAATGCAGCACTTGACGTTGTACTACCTCCTCAAGGTGGTCATGGTGCAGATGCTGTTAGAGAATTAGGTTCATATCGTCTCATGTTCACTAGTAAGTTAGAAACTACTAGTGCTTTTGTTGACTTCCCTAATGACTTATCATATAGAAGGGTTGGTCTTGTACTAAACCCATTTGATTATAATACCACATCTGTTTGCAGTCAGAATACAAGATCTGCTGTAAAGGCAATGATCTTCCCTCAGTCTGGTACTGGTACACCTAGTGGAAATTTCCAAACAGGTGAGACTATTACACAGGCAACCACAGGAGCAAAAGGATTTGTGGTTTCATATAATTCCACAACTAAAGTCTTGAAATATTATCAAGATGCGGTTGATGGTACTGTAAATGGTAATATTATTCCTTTTTCTGGTTCAAATCAGATTACAGGTACTATATCATCATTTGTTGCAACTCCTGATGCAACATTTGGTACTGCAGGTGTTCCCCTATCACAGATAACTATTGGTGTATCTGTGTATGAGTTAGGTCTTTCATTCGTTACTGGTTATGCCAACGAAGAAATAGAACTAAACTCAGGTGAAATGCTGTACATAGATAATAGGATTCCGATCACAAGATCTGCGGATCAAAACGAAGAGCTAAAAGTAGTAATTGAATTCTAAATGGCACAGAATACTAACCTGAATATAGCTCCTTACTACGACGATTTTGATCAGAGTAAGGGCTTCCTAAAAGTACTGTTCAAGCCTGGTTACCCAGTACAGGCAAGAGAACTTACTACGCTTCAGAGTGTACTGCAAAATCAAATTGACACGTTTGGTACAGGTGTCTATAAAGAAGGTTCTATGGTGGTTCCTGGTGGGATTACACTGAACAATGATGTGCCTTGTGTCATAATACAGAATACTTACCTTAATCTTGACGTAGAATTATACAGAGATGCTCTTGATGGGTTAGTTATTAAAGGATCTACCTCAGGTGTACGTGCTCGTGTATTATTTTCTATTAGTGCCACTACTTCAACTAGAAATAATATCACATTTTATATAAATTATCTCCAAAAAGCGACTGATAATACAACTACTACGTTCTCAGACGGTGAAACCTTCACTTGTGAGAGTGATATCACTTATGCTTCAACAACGATTGCTGCTGGAACGCCAATCGCACAATTATTAAACTCAAATTCTAGTAGTAGAGGTTCTACAGCGAGTGTAGGGTCAGGAACTTACTATGTTAGGGGATATTTTGTTCCCGTAAACGAACAAACTCTTATTTTAGACCAGTATGGCATCACACCATCATATAAAGTTGGTTTAAAAGTAGAAGAAAGGATTATTACTGCTGATGAAGACGCAACTCTCTACGATAATGCGATCGGTAGTACCAATTTCTCAGCACCAGGTGCCGATAGATTTAAAATTAACCTAACTTTAATCAAAAAACAGACCACAGATCCTAACTCTGCTGATTTTATTGAACTTTTAAGGACTGATATTGGTAAAATACAGAAGAAAGTAGAACGTAGTACACTAGGATTCATCAATGATGTCCTTGCTACCAGAACTAAAGAGGAATCTGGCAACTACTATGTCAAGAAATTCAGTATAGACGCAAGAGAAAACCTTGATGATGGGTTTAATAACGGTGTATTTTCACCAGACGTAACTACTAATGATGGTAATACTCCATCTGAGTCTAATATTGCTGTTCAATTATCTGGTGGATCTGCATATATTTCTGGTTACAGAACAGAAAGACTTTCCACATCATATAAGGATGTCGAGAAACCAAGAACTTTTGATACAGTAACTAACCAATCTCTTACATCTGACTTTGGTAACTATGTCTTTATGACTAATCAGCATCAAGCACCTACCATATATGAGGTGATTGAACTAAGAGATACAGTTACTACGACACCTGGTACTCCTGCAGGTACTGTTATTGGTAAAGCAAGATCATTAAACTTCTATCATGAGTCTGGTGCATTCAATAATCAGGAAACAATTTATAAAACATACCTTTCAGATACACAACTATTCACTAAGATCACTCTTACAGGTAGTGGAACTTGGACAAATGGTAGAAAGGTATTTGGTGCAACATCAGGTGCTACAGGTTTCTGTCAATCAGGTTCAGGTACTACTGGTTATCTCTATCAGACTAATGGTACATTTGTACCAGGCGAGGTATTGAAGGTTAATAATTCTGGTGGTGCTACTCATGGTACTATTGCAGCTGGTGGAGTTAGAGCATATAACTTTAGTGATGTAAAATCATATGCATTCTCATCTGGTGGTGGTACTGCTGATGCAGTCATGGATGTTAGAGTTGCATTACCTGGTTCAGGTCCTATTATTTCTGGAATATCTGGATCTGGTACATCTCAAACTGCTACCGTTACATCAACACTATCTAACTTCGACACTCAATTAAAGGTGGGTGACCTTGTTGAATTCTCAAATAATGGTATAGCACATAAGGTTACAGTTACTGGTGTTAGTGGATCTAATACATTCACAGTTCAGAAAGCAACAGCTGGTGCAGGTAACATGGGAAATGGTGCTATCAATGGTAGTGTCATTAGGTCTAGACCAGAGATTAAGGAAGCAACTAAGAAGAAACTCCTTACTCCATTAGGATTTGAAGCATTAAAGAATACAAATAACAATAATAGTCAGAACCCTGCAGGTTATTTCAGAATGACTGTATCAGGTGTATCTGTAAGTGGTGGTGCTGCTACAGTTGACGTAGGTTCAGGTTTATTAATTAAGAATGCAGATGATGGTGATGATTTTGTTGTCAGTGTGACATCTGGTACAGGTGATGGTGATATATTAAAAGAAGGTGACTTTACCACAGGTAACCCATCAGTCAACACACAGTCTGTTGCTTTAGGTGGTTTATGTGGTGGTGGTTCTGGTAGTATTGATGTTACTGTAACTGTATACAGTTCTAATAGATCTGCTAAGGCAAAAACTACTGAGAGGATGAAAATCCTTAAATTGGATAAGACAACTGTATCTGGTAGTCCAAATGGTCTAACAACTGCTACTACTGGTAATGGATACAGAGTAGATGATGATCGTATCTCTCTAGGTACTGGTGATGTATTCAAGATTAAGGCAGTATATGAATCCACAAACGATCAAGATCCACAACTTCCTCAATTTACATATACTAACTTACTAGGTACTCTAGCAGTAAATGATGTTATTTCAGGAGATACCTCAGGTTCTAGAGCAAGAATTATTTCTACCACAAGTAATATCGTATACTTCATCCCAGTAGATGATGACGTATTCACTGATGGTGAGACAATCACTGCACCAAATGCTACTTTAAAGATTACTACTGGTGGACTTGTCAAAGGTGGTACTAATATAACTGATGCTTTTGATCTTGATGATGGTCAGAGAGATCAGTATTATGATTATTCAACTCTTGTAAGAAAACCAGGTTATACAGCACCAACACGTAGAATATTGGTAATAGTTGATCGTTTTCTTACCACATCGGGAATTAACCCATATACAGTAGACTCATATCCTTCATCTGAATATAAGATCATCCCAGATTATGATACTGATAATCTTAGAGATGTTATTGACTTTAGACCAATAGTTGCTGAGGCATTGACTGGTGCAGGTTCTGTTGCTTCTCCATGGACTTTAAATGCTACTAAGTACCTTGACTTTGATAATAGAGCATTTACTGGTAACTTAACTGGTATTCCTGGTATTGGGGATACTACTATTCTTAGTTTACAGCACTACCTTGGAAGGATTGATAAGGTCTTTATGAACAAGGACAATGTTGTTCAGGTAGTTAAGGGTGCACCTGCTACCAATCCAGCTCCTCCTGATGACATTGATGATGCAATGTTACTAGCAACATTGAGATATGAACCATACGTATTTGATGTTGAAGCAGATGTAAGCATAGTAGAGACTAACTTTAAGAGATATACATTCAGGGACATTCAGGTTCTTGAGGATAGAATTAAAACATTAGAATACTATACACAGTTATCACTACTTGAAGGTGAGACTGCAGGTATGGAGATCAGAGATGCTAGTGGTCTTAGCAGATATAAGAATGGTTTCATCGTAGATAACTTTGCAAGTCTTGCTACTGCTGACACATTACATCCTGACTTTAGAGTCTCTGTTGATTTTGAAGAAGGTCAAATGAGACCTGCTCACTATACAACTCAGGTTCCATTAGCATACGGTACAAGTAGTGCAAATGTACAGGAAACAAATGATATTATTACACTTCCATATAGTGACGCTGTTTTAATTGATCAACCATATGCTTCTGCTGTGGAGAACGTTAACCCATTTAACGTCTTTACATATGTTGGTGATGTTGTTTTATATCCTGAGAATGATAACTGGGTAGATACCAAATCACTCAGTCCTCTTAAAGGACCTGTGGTAGAAGGTAACTTCATGACCACAGTGAGAGAGTATAACGCAGACCAAAATGGTTTCTCTCCTATTCATTGGAACGCATGGAAAACCACATGGACAGGTACTTCTGTAACCACAGACGTTGGTTCATGGAGAAGAAGCGGTAAGCATCGTAGAAGAAGAGATAGAACTATTACAACTACCACAACCACAACCACGAAGCAAACAAGAAGTGGTATTAGGTACAGAGTTACTCCTGTTATTGAACAGCAGTCACTTGGTAGTAGAGTTGTTTCTGTTGAGCATATTCAGTTTATGCGTTCTAGAAACATTGAGTTCAGTTGTGAGAAGTTAAAACCAAGAACTAAGTTCTTTGCATTCTTTGATGGCATCACACTTCCTAAGAAACTAATTACTCCTAAGATAATGGGATTAGTTAAGGATCCATCTACTGATGCACAGACAAACAGTATTCCATTCCAAATTGGTGAAACAATCCATGTTACCAAAGGAAATGGTAAGTTTAGATTTAAAGGTAGAGTTGCAGCTCCTAATGAAGGATATAATATTAACCCAATAGACGGTACAGATATTACTACTATCTCTGATTATAAGTCTAACCTAGCATTTGTTAATATTGATACCAAGGCACTTGCTGATCAAGTAAAAGGTACATATTATGGTTCTCCTAAGATCAATGACTATATTGTTGGTGAAACATCTGGTGCTATTGCTAAGATTAGTAATAAAGACCTAGTTACTGATAAAAAGGGTAAATTGAGAGGATCATTCTTTATTGATCAACCTAATGTTGAAGGTAACATCAAATTTAAGACTGGTACTAAACTATTCAGATTAAGTGATACTGATAATGATAGTAAGGTAGTTGGTATCTCAGATAGTAGTGGTGAAGCAGAATTTAGTTCATCAGGTCTATTAGAGACAACTCAGGAGACAATCATCTCAGTCAGAAATGCTAAGGTGACATCTGAGGATATGAAGGATGCTAGAACATTAACCAGTGCAAGTGTCTCAACTGAGACAGAAACGAGATGGTGCGACCCACTAGCACAAACATTCCTAGTTGAGGACTCAGTCCTTGAGGGTGGTGTATTCTTAACTAAGATTGATATATTCTTCTTCCAAAAAGATGAAGAGATCCCTGTTGCATTGGATGTAAGAACAGTTGAAAATGGAACTCCAACACAGGATATACTTCCATTCTCTAAGGTAGTTAAAGATCCTGAGGATGTATTCATATCTGCTGATGCTTCTAAACCTACTACGTTCACATTCAAATCACCTGTATTCTTACCATTCAGACAAGAACATGCAATGGTTCTTACATCTGATAGTAACCAGTATAAGGTATTCATATCATTACTCGGTAAGGATGCTATTGATGCTGCACACTCTGGAGAGAAGATATCTGAACAACCATATATCGGTGTTCTATTCAAGTCACAGAACGCATCAACATGGACACCTTCACAGTATGAAGACTTGATGTTCAAGATTTACAGAGCAGAGTTCACAATTCCTACCACAGCAGCAAATAGTACACTTGTACTAGAAAATGCACAGTTGGGTGAATCTAATGGTGGTTTCTTAAATCTAAGAACCAATGCGTTCCAGACAACATCTGGTAGTGATGAGATAAGAGTATTCCATGGTAACCATGGTCAGCAATCTAATCTTAACTATGTTGAACTCAGTGGAGCAATCTCAGAAATTGCGGATACCACTATTAATGTGGGTGCAGGTTTGACTACGACTGCTACTTCTGTGACTGTTGCTGATGCATCTCAGTTCCATACAACTATTGGTGGATCTGCTGTTGGTAGTTCAAATACTGGATTTATCAGGATCAGAGGAAGTCAGGAAGATGGTAGTGGCGATGAGATCATTGCATACGATAGTATTGCAGGTAACGTCATCAACTTCAACTCAACTGGTAGAAACTATTCAGGTTCTTCAGGATCTTCAACTGGTAAAGCACATGCTAATGGTGCAGTAGTTGAGTGTTATAACCTTTGCGGTATACCTCTTACATTAATTAATACTACTCATAACAATACAACTGGTGGTCTAATATCAATTAACAGTCCTCATAGTTACAACTTAAAGATAACCAATAAGACTGCTGATAAGAGTATTAACTGTGGAGGTCCTAATTTAACAGTATCACAGAACGTTCCATGGGATGTTCTTACACCACAGATACAGAGTCAGGTAGAACCTATGACCAGTTTGTCTGGTAGAGTTAAGGGTACTAGTGGAACCTCATGTGGTCCTTTCCCTGCTGGCGAGAGTGCAGAGATATCATTTACTAAGGATGCTGCATGGCAAGACATTACTATTGCTGAGGAGAACTACTTCCCAGACACTAAGATTATTGCTAACCAGTTGAATGAGATCAACAGAATGAGCAGTGCTAAGTCATTCACTATGGAATTAACTCTTGGTACTGAGGTAAGTCACTTATCTCCTGTTATTGATCTAACCCAGTGTGCTGTTATTACAACTGCAAACCAGTACAACAATATTACTCCAACCACAGGTATTGGTGGAGAGTGTGCGGGTAACTATATTACTAAGGTTGCTAGACTAGAGAAGAGTGCTAGTGGTATTAAGGTCATGCTTGCTGCTAATACATTCAACCAGTCTAAGATCGTAGTGATGTACAAGTTGGTTCCAGTTGGTTTTGCAGGTAACCTTGATGACCTAGAGTTCCAGTTCTTTAATACAGACGGAAAACCAGATAGCGGTGAGTTAGTTCCTCAGAATGATCTAACCACATTCACTGACTATGAGTTTACCATTGAGGATACTGATGACTTTGATGCATTCCAGATCAAGATCAGTCTACTTAGTTGGAGACAACCATACATACCTAGAGTAAAAGACTTTAGAGCGATAGCGTTAGCATAATGGAAAAAGACATAATTGAACTGATCCCTGTCGAAGGACACAACTCACTCGGTAGGGATCCAAATTCTAATGCGATAATAAATACCGACCTGAGTGCGTATGAATCTTATAAGAAGGCACGTGCAGAAGCAAGAAGAAAAGCAGCAGAAATGGATGCTTTGAAGGGTGAGGTTGCGGAATTAAAAAGTCTTGTAAAGAGTTTGATTGAGAAAGAAGATAAATAAAGTTAAGCTAAATAATATAGTTGTAAAAGAATGGCTAGTGCTGTATCCAATTTACTGATATATCAGGGTTCTGACTTCATCATCGACTTCACTATTGAAAACGATAATGGAACAGTATTCAATTTGACTGGATATACAGTAGCATGTAAAATCAAAAAGCATTACACAAGTAGTACGTCCACTACTGTAACTGCTGCAGTTCTTTCACCTGCAACCAGTGGGCAGATTCAATTATCTCTCACAAACGGACAAACGGCCGCAATGAAGTCAGGTCGTTACGTATATGATGTCGTTATCACAGCAACATCTGGTATTAAATCCAGAGTTCTGGAAGGTTCTGTCAGCGTACTTGAGGGGGTAACAATTTAATGGCACGACTAAGATTTGGAGATCAATCAGTTCCAAGAGTAACCAGAGTCGCCACTGGAGGTGGTGGAGGTACTATTGGTGGTATGTCTGATGTCGATCTCACCGATACATCTCAAGGAGGACTAGCAGACGGTTCTGTTCTAGTCTATTCTGCTGCAGATACAAAATTTGTTCCAACAAATGTACTGAATAACGTAACTATCAACGGGGGTAGCTTCTAATGGCATCAAATATACTCATTAAAAGGAGTACTGGTTCAACCGCACCAGGCACCATTACGTATGGTGAATTAGCACTTACTACTGGTGCAAACGGTACTCAAGCAAATGCTGGTGATCGCCTATTTGCAGGTGATAACAATGGTGCTGCACAGGTAGTTGGTGGTAGATACTTCACAGACATGCTTGATCATGTCCATGGAACTCTAACCGCAAGTTCTGCTGTTGTTCTAGACAGTAATTCAAAGATTGATAACTGGAATGTTGATGACATTAACTTAAATGCTAACGTCATTACAACAGCCACTACTGATGCTGACCTTATCTTCCGTGCAAATGGCACAGGTAAACTGGTTATTGAAGATGGTCAGGAACTAGAATTTGGTACTACAGGTGACGTAGAATTTGTATTTAACGACTCTGATGCTGTTGTGGACATCAAGCGTGTAGCAGGTACCCCCGACTTGCGTATCGCTGATGACATGAAGCTTCATTTCGGTAATACAAAGGATGCTTCCATATACTATGATGAGACAACTTCTGACAAAATCCAAGTAGAGGGTGCAGATTGGAACTATGCTGTCGGTGTTACTGCAAGTTATGCGGATACAACTGATGCTTCCAACGTAGCAACTGCATCTGTAACCTTTGCTGGTGGTATTGGTGTTTCAGCAACCACATGGACTAAAGACCTTAAGGTTGATGACAACACAACTCTTGGTACTGCAGCTGGCGACCTGTTGACAGTTAATGCAACCACAACGTTCCAAAACGGTGTGACATTTAACGGTCAAACAACTATTACTGGTACTACACAACAGACTGGTCAAATTGAGGTTGACAATCTAAAGTTAGATGGTAATACACTTTCTACTATTAATGCTATACAAGAATTGATTATTGACCCATATCCTGCAGGTGGCGACGCTGATGGATTGGTTATAATCAAAGGTGACCTCCAAATTGATGGTACAACAACGACTGTTAACAGTGCTTCAATGTCTGTTAACGATCCTACCATTGAATTGGGTGATCCTACTACTCCTGTAACAGTTAAAACTCTTGCTACCTTTGCAGGTAACGCAACAGTTGCTGTTCAAGTTGACAGTGTGGAACAGTTACAAGCAGGTGATGCTATAACTGGAACAGGTATTCCTGGTGGCACAACTATTGCTTCTATCAATACAGGCACAAAAACACTTACACTAAGTGCAGCAATCACTGCTGACCAAGTAGTTGGTGCTACATTAGTTACTGTCAGAGGTGCTGATGATGCAATGGATCGTGGTGTTAAGGTTCATTACAACACATCTGGAACCAATAAATTTGGTTTCTTTGGTTATGACCGTACAGGTGGTAACGATGGAGCAGGTGCATGGACATTTATTGAAGATGCAACTGACACAGGTACTGTTTTCGGTGTAACTGGAAACCGTGGTACTGTTCTTATTGGTGATCTTGAATTAGATAACGACCTCGTAGTTCAATACGGTGGTACTGGTGCTAGTTCATTTACCACAAATGGTATCATATATGGTAACAACACAGGTGCTTTACAGGTAACTGATGCTGCTAATATGGCATCTCCTGGTACTACACCTGACGTGACAGAATCCTATCAAATATTAACCGTTACTTCAGCTGGAGTTCCAGTCTGGACAAACACGATAGACGGTGGAACTTTTTAGAATCTTATTAACATGAACGCACAAATTGTTATTTCTACATTACAGAAAAAAGTCTCTGAATTGACCCTCATTAATGTGATGCTGGAAGCACAGATCCAAGATCTACGCAGCCAGTTAAATAGTATAAACGAACAAACTAGTGATGCACAAGTAGATGGCAACGAGAATCAAACTCAAGAGATCGACGACAGCAGCAGCGGTCCCGACGACTTCTAATTTAGAAGACGGTGAGATAGCCCTTAATATAGTCGATCAAAAATTATACGCCAGAAATGGTGGTGCAATAGTTGAAATTGCGAACCAGAAACCGAATGTCGGTGAGGTGACAACCAACATGCTGGCCACTGATATCACGAATGGTCCTACTCACACATGGTTTGTTAATAAGTCTGGTAATGATAATACTACTCTAGCTAACTCTGGTGCAAATGGTAAGCATTCAGATTCTTCGTTCCTTACAATCGCTAAAGCACTTACTGTTGCACAGTCTGGAGACACTATATTAGTAGGTACTGGTACTTTCCAAGAAGTATTTCCTTTATCAATTCCTGATGGTGTCACTCTACGTGGTACTAATTTACGTTCAACAATTGTTGAGCCAACTCCTGCGACTAAAACTAATAACGCAATGAATCTATCAGGAGACTGCCATGTCTCTGATATGACAATTACAGGTTTTGAATATGATAGTGGTAACGATAAGGGATATGCATTCGTTCTAGTATCAACAGTTGATTCAAATAAGAGTCCATATATTGAAAGAATAACCGTAACTACTAAAGGTAGTGTCACTTCTGCATCAGATCCATATGGATTTGCACAGGGAGATGCAGGTCGTGGTGCTAAATTAGACGGTGCATTAATAAATTCCAATTCACAACACGCTTCAGTCCTCTTTAATGAGTGTACTTTCATTACACCTAACCAGATTGGTCTTCTACTAACCAATGGTATTCGTTGTGAGTGGTTAAATTGCTTCAACTACTTTGCTTCTATTGGTGTGCAAGGTATACAAGGTGCCACAGGTAAGTATGGAGCAGGTCAAACAAGATTAAAACTAGGTGGTACGAGTGGTACTTTCTCTGCTGCTGAGGTAGTATACCAGTTAGAAAATGGTTTCCAGTCAGGTACATATGCTAGATCAGGAACCACTGTCACTCTAACAAGAACTGGACATGGTTTAGTCTCTAACGACTACATCTATGCAGACTTTATCAGTGGTGGTGCTACAGATAACTTCTATCAAGTCACTAAAGTAGACGATAACGTTGTTACATTTACTGATAGTGCATCTGGTACTATAGCATCTGGTAACGTCACTTATAAAAAAGCAGTTGGTCGTGGTGTTATTGCTAGTAATGATGGTACTTACATTTACATTAATGGTAAGGGAAGTGGTGAGTTCTTAACCACAACAAAACCAGTTAAGGTATTAAGTAGATTTGGTGACACACAGATTGACACCGCACAAAAGAAATTTGGATCAGGTTCACTATTATTTGACGGTACACAAGATAACTTGATGGTTCCAACCGATGAAGACTTCGGATTTGGTACTGCAAACTTCTGTATGGAGGCATTCATACGTCCAGCTAGTGTATCTGGTACTCAGCATATATTTGATCTTAGAAATGCATCATCCACAGATACTGCAGGTAAACTTTATCTTAATGGTACTGCACTTCATTATGGCGTAGGTAACTCATCCACACTTAATGGTGGTACTCTATCCACAGGCACATGGTATCATGTTGCTGTTGCAAGAAATGCTGGAACTACTAAAATATTCCTTGATGGTACAGAATTAGCAAGTGGTGCTGATACAAATGACTATGGTACTACTAAACCAGTAGCAATTGGTTCTAACTACGACACCTCTTCTCCAGCTGACGCATTCAACGGACATATTGATGAGGTAAGATTTAGTAAAGGTGCTGCTCGTTTCACTGCTGCATTTACTCCTACCACAGGTGCATACGTTTCAGATAATAATACTGTACTACTATTACATGCTAATGGTGACGATGCTTCAACAACATTCACTGATGAATCTGGTGGAACATCTGATATCAGATCAAATGGTGGAGACAGTGCTACTCAGGTAACTACTGCTGACTACTCTGCATTTGGTGCTGAGTTACGTTCAGTTGCTTCTGCATGTGTATATGGTACGAAGGGTGTACAAGCAAATGGTTCTGGTGTAAAACTCTTATTGACTGCACATAACTTTGCTTATGTTGGTGCAGGTTCTGACTATACCAATGACCCCTCACTTGCTGTTCAGGTAAACGAAGTAGAAGAACTGAATAGTGGTAAAGTATTATACTCATCAACTGACCAAGACGGTGACTTCCGTGTTGGTGATGCTTTCACAGTTGATCAATCGACTGGTAACGTTCAGTTCCAAGCAACATCTACTGCTCAGTCTGCTGCTAACATCACCTTAAGTGATGGAACTGGTACTACTAACATCTATCCTGCATACATTGAAACAGGTAACTTACGATTAGCAGGTAACAACCTTACATCTACGTCAGGTAAGATCATCCTCGACCCTGCAGGTGACGAAGATATTCAGTTAAATGGACAGGTTATTGCTCCAGAAAATATCTACTTTGCCCCAAACAGACTAGCATCTTTCCTAGGTACTGGTAACTCTTCTGTTGCGTTCACAGTTGGTACTTACGCACAAGCAGGTTTCTCTTCTTTTGGTATCTTCTCTAATAAGAACTTTGGTGTTAACAAGAAGTCTCTTAACGAAACCACTGGTATTACAATAACAAACGAAGGTTCTGGATATACACCTGGTTCATATAGTGCTGCAACTCTATCAAACCCAGATCTAGTTGCTAGTGCAACCGCAGTCCTAGCAACTGATGGTGCGATTGGTACTGTTACCGTTACTAATCCAGGTACTTTATATACCGCAGCACCAGGTGTTACTACTAGCATATCTCCCTCATCAGGTATTACAACCTTCTTAGTTTCTCTAGAACAAGGTGGTAAGGTAGCAATCATTGCTGTACCAGGTGGATCTGGTGGTTCTGGATATACTTCACCAACAGGAACATTTAGTGCTCCTCCTAATAGAGACTTTGATGCTAATACTTCTATTGCCAATAATGCAATTACATTTACTCAGACAACCTTCTCTAATGGAGATAGAGTTGTTTATGACAACAATTCCAATCCAGACTTAACTAACCTTACAAGTGGTACAACATATTACGTTGTAAACAGAAATAGTGAAACCAACACTCTTCAACTTGCTGCAACTTCAGGTGGTACTCCAATCGTTCTAAGTGCAACTAGTGGACAAGAAATACACCAGATTAGGGGTGTAACTGCTACTACTGGTGCAGTAACTGTAGCTGCTGGTGTTATCACTGCTGTTGCCATTGCTGACGCAGGTTCAGGATATACAGTCGGTGCTTCTCCAACTCTTACTATGAGTGAGGACAGTGATCCAGGAGTTACAGCTGCGACATTTACAATTACACTTGGTGCTCCGATTTCTACTATCACCACTACAGGTGATGGTATATACCCATCTATTCCAACTCTGACTATTACTGCTGCAGGTACTGACCCTGTGGGATCTGGTGGTGCTGCAACAGTTGCAAACTTAACTTATGCTGTTGCTTCGATTACTCTAAACAGTGGTGGTTATGGATACTCCTCAACACCAAATATAAGTTTTACTGGCGGTAACGCAACTAACGATGCTGTTGCTACTGCTACTCTAGACACAGAATTAGGACAAGTCTCAGCAATTGAGATATCACAAGGTGGTGAAGGATATGATGCAATTCCTACCGTTGTTGTTTCTGGTGGATCTGGTACAGGTGCTACGATATCACTTACAGTATTACCCGTTGGTGGTAATATATCTGCTGGTGGATCTGGATATGCTGCAGGTACTTATCAACAGGTTGCACTAACTGGTGGTAGTGGTACAGGTGCAGCTGCTGACCTAACGGTTCAAGGTTTATTTGGTACTATTACAGCTGGATCTGGTGGTACTAATGGTGAATACATGCAGATCGACATGGTTAATAATAACCCTGCTGCAACATGGCCAGTTACCACACAGCAGAAAATAGAGATGGCATCCACTGTTAGTGGTCATACAGGAACCATAAACGTTGGCGATACTGCCACAGGTGCAACATCTGGTGCTGTTGGTGTCGTAAGTTATGTTGGTGCTTCTGCTCCTGGTACTGATAGTTTTGTATTCCTGAACGATCCAATCACTTCAGGTACATTCCAAGATAACGAAGTAGTTAACTTCTCTAGTGGTGGTAGTTTAACCACTAGTGGTACTCCCCAATCAAGAGGAAGATTTTTCATTAACACTGGATCTGGTGCAGTTGAAGCACCAAGTCTTACTATGGTTCGTGGTAATACATATCGTTTTGATATGTCGGACTCTAGTAACGCAGGTCATCCATTCGTTTTAGATGGTACATCTCAGGCTGCTACTACTGAATTCCAAACAGTAACATTCGGATCTGCAGGTCAAGCAGGATCATTTGTTGATATTGTTGTTAAACCTTCTGCGACTATAGGCAATACTGCATACTACGAGTGTTCAGTACATGGTCGTGTCATGTCGCAAAATGCCTTCATTAACGTTACTGCAGGTACTGCAGGTGAATATGGTCATGGTGCACAGATGAACATCACCGTTGCAGGTGGTGTGGTTACTGTAGCAGAATTTGCAACAGGTATGCAAGGTTCTGACTATAAGGTAGGTGACGAACTTAGAGTAACAAGTACTTCTCTTATTGGTGATACTGTTGGTTTCTTATACACAATCACTGGTGATAACACTGGTGTCTTTAGTGTAACTAACATTCAAGCATCTGGATCAGGATATACAGTTGGTGATCAACTATCTGCTGCTGATGCTGACCTTGGTAACCAAGGTGGTTCTGGTTTCGTATTTAACGTAACCAAAGCAGGTTATGTTGATACTGCTGCTGTAACCACAGGTGGTGGTGGAGCAGGTTTCTTCCCTGGCCAAACCTTAGTATTTGATGAGTTACAGTTTCAAGGTATGGGAGCTGGTGGTAGTGGTTTTGCATTCCAAGCAAACACTATTGACACTAAAGGTATTACAACCATATCTGGTGATGGTTCATTAATATCAGACAAATATTCATTCTCAAATACAGGTGATTTAACAATCGGTATCGGTGATGCTACCAATACTACCATCTCTAATAATACTGTTACATCTGTAAATGGAAACTTTACTGGTAATGCGATCATCGGAACCAACGCTACTGTTGGTGGAACCTTTGGTGTTACTGGTATATCATCCTTCACAGATAGTATTACAGCTAATGGTCTAGACAACCATATCTTAAATGGTAAGTATGGATTCCAGAATGGTACTGCGGCCGCTCCTACAATTTACTCATCCGCAGATACTACTACTGGTTTCTACAGATCAGGTGCTCACGAAATTAGTATTAGTCATGATACAACACAAAAGCATGTATTCTCTGCAACCAGTATACAGACTGCAGGTGATATTATTGCTGATAGTACTATCGGTAATGCTGCTCCATTCTTTAAGGTAGATTCTACTGCTGAAACTCTTACTGTTGGTACTGCAAATGCTGGACTTCAACTTAACAACGCTGCTGTACTAACTGCTGCAGGTCAAGATGCTGACATTCCTGTAACCATCACTCCTAAAGGTGAAGGTAACATGATCATCACTGGTGCAGCTAATAGAGAATTTGTGGTTAACGATGGTACAGTTGGACAAGACAAATTAAAATTAGACACTCAAACTGGTGATGCAGAAATATCTGGTACTTTAAAAGTTGATGAGAAACTTAAGTTCGTAACATCTGCTATTGAAAACGCAGACATTGGTGGTACTAACTCTTTCGGTGAGATAGTCACAGTTGGTATTACTGGTACAGGAACAGGTTACACTGATGGTTCTTACACCGCATGTACTGTAACCGCAACAACTGGTATCGGTGTTGGAGCAACATTTGATGTCACAGTATCTGGTGGTCAAATTACTGCTGCAACAGTAACTGCTGCTGCTAGAGGTCACAACTATTATGTTGGAGAAGAGATCACACTTAACCCTGCTACGATTGGTGGTGGATCTGGAAACACTATTACTATTCTTGACACACAGGGTCAAGGTTTAACACTAAAACCAGGCGGTGGTAAGAGTGTCTATGTTAAGTCAACTGGATCATTTATTATTCCATCTGGTACTACAAACCAACGTCCACTTGCTAATGACAGATTAACTGGTGCGATAAGATTTAAT